AAAGTTTATATCACCAGCTGAGTTTGTAGTGTTATCGTATAATGTTCTGTTCCACGCTTCAAATATAGTCCTTATAGTAAGGTTAGCATCTGTAATAAACGTTAATTCCCAAAATTCATGTTCTGGATAACTAGCTTCCATTGGCACTACATATTCAAACGATTTATAAGGTATCTTAACTGTGCTTATCTTCCTAGAAGGTATTTTAGCTGCCTGAGCGTATACATCATATGGTATTGCTTTAAACAAATCATCTACAGGAGAGCCTTCTATACTTTCTAACTTGAAATTATACTTCTTGTTAATACCGTATTCATTAACAGCATTATAGAAGTTAGTTATATTTGGCAATACATCAGGCATATTAATACTTAAGCTCTATATAACAAAAAAACCTGACTTTTCAGTCAGGTTTATTGTTGATACAATCTGTATCTTATTCGTGTCTCCAGTAGTGATAAGCTAAAGTAGCATCGAATGTTAAAGGTGCGCCTGTACCTGCAATATCATACTTTACTGCACCGAGCTTTTGGATATATGCTCCGTATAGTTTATATGTATTGAGTACGTTTAATTTATCATCGATAAGGTTTAATTGAATAATTGATTCAGGACCTCTTACTGATAGATCACCAGTGCTGGTGTTATCATCAAACGTCTGGTTAATTTGCCAATCTTCGAACTTCTGACGAAGTATACCGCCTTTATCGTTACGGAATGTTACTGTCCAACCTTCACTGCCAGGATAGGTTACTGTACCAGGAAAGTTAAACTTTAAACCCATATATGTAGCGTTTTGATTAGTAATATCTCTGCCAGGTAATGTTGCAGTTGTAATGTAAACGAAATCGTCTTCATTAAACGTGTCGTTACCGATAGAGACAACACGTAGCATATAATCCCTTGCGAAATCTCTTTGCTGTGCTACACGAAAGAAGTCTTGTATTGTTTGTGACATATTAAATATTTATGTTAAGGTTATTGTAATAACTCTTTGAAGTCTTGAGATGTCTTAGTGCAGTAGAAGTTTACTAAGATAAACTCTGCTGTACGAACTGGCTTTACGTAGATGTCTACTACAAGCGAGTTGTCATCAACAACATCAGGTGTGTTATTAGTATTGTTACATACAATTAAGTAATCGTATATACCTTGGGAATTCTTTGCTAACTTAAACACGGGGTCAATTGTATTGACTAGACGGTTTTGAGTAAAGGATGTGTTAGGTTCAAATACGAAGAACTTACTTGTATTAAGAACTGATTTTTCCAAGAAGATAAATAGACGACGTACGTTAATACGGTCAAATGCACTTGGAGTCTTTAATAAGGTCTTTTGTCCGTATATTGAGTAGCCTTCATTTGGGAAGTTTACTACAGGGTTAACAGAGATCTTATAAAGTAAATCGCGTTGTTTTTGTTGCGGGTTAATTGCGATATCAGAAATGCCGGTAATTGTACCACGATTTAAACCAGCAGGTGCACCCCATGGATAAGCTACTGCATCATTATTTGTATAAGCTGCTGCAGCAAAACCAGAGAATGGTAACCAAACTGCTTTACCTGAGAAGCTATCTGTAAACTTTACCCAGTTACCATATGTTGTAGCATAGCTTGTATTGTAATTGGTATAAAGATTGCGTAGAGGCCAGTAAATGTTGTTTGAGAAGTTATTTGTTCTATCTGTTAATGTCTTGAAGTCTGCACCTTGTACGAAAATATGACGTAGTGGGTCAGAAATAAAGATACAATCCTTACGTACATTTGTTGTGAACTGTACGAACTGTTGTGTAATTGACTGCCATGTACCCACTGGATCAGATGCAGCAGAACCAGGGCTATAATTACCTTGATTGTTCGCTAAGCCTGATGACGAGAAGATAGCCGCCTCTAAGTCGCTAGAGAAGAATGTATCGTCGTATGTATTGCTTGGGTTGCTTGTTGACATACCAGCTACACCTGCAATTGTTGATACACCACCGTCAACTACTACGTCAATGTCATAGATGTCTGCGTTTGAAGCAATATCTAAAATGTTTGCTACTTTAGCACCAATATTACCAATGACCTTGGTACTTGTTGTGAAGTCGATTGATGGAGCATAAACACCTAATGGGAATAATGCATCTGCATTCCAATAACCAGCTGTCCTAATCGTACTGGACATATCTGTAGAAGTTAATACTCTAATAGCTTTTTGTGCGTTACCGTTAACGTCTAACCAAGCTGTGTTGTTAGAAATATTTGGGTTAACTAATACTGTAAGGTTAGTTGAATTACCGTTAATAACATTGCTTACGAAATCGTTTTGAGGAGCACCACCGTTAATATCTTGCACTGTACGGTTAGCATAGAATGAAGTTGCGTAACCTTCAACAAGATTGTATTCTAGTAATAATGGGTTAGCAGCAAAAGGTGAAGTCTTAAGCTTAAACAACGAGAGAATTGCAATATCGTTATAGCTTGAAGAACCGTAAGCTGTTACGTCATATTGAGGAATGTTTTCAATTACACGAGAAACACTGATAAAGTTATCACTTGATAATGATTGTACTTTAAAGTCTAAACGAGTTGCAGGTATTTGGGTGTATGTTGCTGTGTAACCTGTAGTTGTAATTGAAACAGCGCTTGTAGCAGCTGTATAATTCGTACTTGGGTTAATGTTACGGTTATCAGCTAAGTTTAAATAAAGACCTTCAAACTTTTCATTGATAGTTGTTTGAGCTTCGTTAAGCACTACCATACCAATACCAGCATTAGTTAATGAACTTGCACCTGTAATAGCTGATGGGAATTGACCTGCACCCATTCCGTTCCAAGCAATACCATTTTGTTTAATGTTATTGTAATCTGATGGAGACAACTCAATAATAGTTGGACGAGTTAAATAGAACGAACTTGCTGTAGAAAGCATCGTAGCTGATGTAGATGCATTATCTAATGTTTGACCAGGTTGTAAAGGAATAACTGGAAATACTAATGCGCTATATTTACTTGAATTGTAACCATCTCCTAAATCAGCACCGTAAGGTAAACGAGCTACTTGTACTTGTGCGTTTGTACCGCCTGTAAATAATTGATTAACCGTGTAATAAAAATAACGTTCAGCGGCATTTGTTGGTGCACCGAAAATATTTAAAAAGTCCGAGCTGGTAGTAAGATTTATAATCTCATTAGAAGGTCCTTGAGCGGCAAATCCAGTAACGAATATGTTAGTACCGTTTGGAACTGTAGATCTTGTGCTTAAGTCGATTTCGTTAATTTGTACACCAGGGGATTGTATTTGACGTAAGGTAGCCATAGTAGTATTATACTATTATTTAGGCGTTTTCGGAATGAAACCTCAACAAATTAAAGTAATTCTGCATTTAACTGACTAAATGAGAACGTAAAAGACGACTCAAGTTGATCAGCATCTCTATAATTGTACGTTATTCCGGTTAAACCTGTAATAAATGCTTTACTATACGTAAAACGGATTTTATTATTATTGTATTCATCCAATCCATACACATTTATAGTTGTTTGGTATGGTTGTAAATTAGTAAGACTATTAATAACAGGTTTACCAGTTGCTCCGTAAGCGGTTGGGGAAAGATTATTCGGATCCATTACGCTTGTTTGCGAGCCGTTTATGTAATCCAACCACTTCCAAAGCACCCACCAGTTATTAAAGCCGTTATCAACAGTAAAGTTAACTGTAATTTCTGGATATTTATCTCTCTTACCTGTTGTTAAGCTTAGTGTTTGACCTGCATACGCCATACCGACAGGGCTTACAGTAGTAGGTGGTACAACAGTTCCATATACTGAATATTGTAAAGAATCTAAACTTACCTTAGTCGTATCTCTATCTAACTGATTTACTATATTAATCTGTTTTAAAGAATCAGGTAAGTCTAAAATAAGCAGAAATTTATCTTTTCTACTTTTATTAAGAACAGCTTGTTGTTGTACTGCAGGTAAAGGAGTATTGCTCATGTTATTGTTTGTGTAGATAGTATTTTCTTACTGAAGGATCCCAGCCCAAGACAATACCGCTAGTACTTAAACCACGAGGGTTTACATTTACCTTTTCCATATTCATACCATAAAAATAAGCAATTGCTTTAGCTGTATGTGGTAAAAGATAGGTTTTGCCCTTAGGTTTCTTTTTTAAATTTTCAATCTCGATAAAAGGCGTTTCCATTTCAGAATGACTCTTTGCTACCATACTCAACGATTTAACGTTGTCTGGGTTAGTCATTTTTGATACACCCGCTTTTACCCCATGGTGACGTTTACCTCTACTACCGTCTTTTTTAGCGAGTATACCCGGCATACCGAAAAAGTTTTTAAACGTCTCTTGACTTAACGATAGTTCTTTATCTTTCTTTTCAATTACACCTTTTATTAGACGATCTATATCGCCGGAGCGTCTTAGCTCTTTAAATGCTAAATTCTCCACTGAAAACTCCCCAGCTCTCTCTAAACCAGCTGCACGAGCTTTTAATATTTTTTCTTTAGCAATTTCAGCACACTCTAAATCGCAGTTATCGCTTAATGCATGTTCAATAGCGTCTTTCATTGTTTTTACTTTTGCCATTATTGCATGTCTGTCAACTGGTTTTGATTTGCTAGGATGAACCAACCAGTCGTCATTCTTTATAGAATATACACCAGTAGAGTGATGCTCTTCATTTATATCTTGTATGTAAACCTCAACATCGAAACCTTTAATTTTAATTTCATGAGAGCTATTCCAAACAGTCTTTTTAGCTTTAAAATAATCTTTAAGTACTTCCTTATCGTACTTGTAACTATCAAGATCGGTTAATATGTGTAAGTCTATATCACTATAAGGTGTATAGTTAAAATTAGCTAAAGAACCTGTAAATGTTATATCTTCTACGTCAACATCAATTTCAATTGATTCAAGAAACGCTTGAGCTACATCTATAAGTTTATCTTTAACTTCTGGCCTAAGCTTGTCATTTTGCCAAATAGTCGGATTAAGACTATTATGGTCTTCAATGGTAAGCTTGTTTTCAGGGAATAACATATTATGTAAATATTTACGCTATACCCGGTATTTTAAGACTTGTTTAGGATTAAAGTCTAAATCCGCCAAGATATTTTCTTTTGACTATCAGTGGGTATACCGAGAAATTCGCACTTCCAATCCCCTTGTGCGAATAAATCTAATTCCTGCCATTGGTCTTTACGCTTTAACATTTCTTTAGCAACATCATCCCAATCAGTAGTTAAGAACAGGTTTTCTACTTTCTCTCTACGTATTTCAATAGCCTCATAATTAAACTCATCATGTTCATAGTGTATTACTTCTATTGTATTACCTTCAACATCTGAATAGTCTACTGAGAAGTCTATACCCCATTTAGGACGTAAGTTAATAAGCTTATATATTTGAGAGTTATTTTTCGTCCATCCTTTTAGTTGTTCAAGTGCAGCTCCGTTAAAAGCTCTACGTTCAAATAATAAACTATGATTTAAATATGAACCATCATAAGGTGCACCGTTTTCATTTGGATACGGTTCACGTGTTATCCATGGTCTCTTAAGACATGTTTGATCTTTATAGTGAGTTGATAGAGTAATTGCATTAGCATCAGCAAATTGCTGCTCTAAGCGAGTCATTACATAGCCTTCTTGATCAAACAACTCTAAGAACTCAGGACCAGGATAAACTGGTTGGCCACCAGCTGTAGGAAGTTCCAAGTAAGCTTTAACAGGTAATGACCAATAATTATTGGAATTAAACTTATTATCAGTAAGCGTCAGCTTTTTCATACAATAACTTACTTTTGACTTGTGCTAGATCCATAGTAAGTATATGTAATGGCCAAAGCAAAAGGAGATCAGACTACATATTATTTGGGTAATAAGAACTTACCTGTACCTGAAACTCAATTTAATTGGACACCAGAAATGGTGGAAGATCTAGAAAGAGCACGCAAATCGATTTTACACTTCTCTCGCTTCTTCTATATCGTTAGTTTGGATGAAGGTAAGCAACCAATTAAGCTTTATAACTTTCAAAAAAGAGTACTTAAAGCGTTGGTGGAGAACAGGTTTAACGTAGTATTAGCTTCTAGACAGATTGGTAAAACAACTATCCTAACCATATTCGCTTTATGGATGATCTGTTTTCATGATGATTATAGAGTACTGTTAATTGCTAACAAACAAGAAACAGCTAAGAATATTTTTAAACGTATTAAGTTAGCGTACGAAATGTTACCCAACTATATGAAACCAGGTGTAATAGCTTACGCAAAAGAGGGTATGGAGCTAGAAAATGGTTCCTCTATTGGTATTAGTACTACAACATCTGATGCTGCTAGAGGCGAGTCTATTAACTGTCTACTCTTGGACGAAGCAGCATTCATTCCACCAGAGTTTATGGATGACTTTTGGGAGTCAGTATTTCCTGTTATTTCATCTTCTAAGAAGTCCAAAATTTTTATGTTATCTACCCCTAACGGTGTAGGCAACCTATTTTATAACACATATACAGATGCTGTTGCTGGTAAGAATGGTTGGCACCACGAACGTGTAGATTGGCATGAAGTACCAGGTAGAGATGATAGATGGAAAGAAATGACTATGAGAGCACTCGGTTCAGAAGAGTCATTTAACCAAGAATATGGTAATGAATTTAGAGCTGTAGGTGAAAACTTATTCGATAAAGATCAGTTAGATGAAATGACCCAAAACTCTCCAGAACCTGTCTTTGAAGATGATGATGGGTTTTACAAAATATATAAAGACAGAGAAGATGGACATTTCTATAGTATAGGTGTTGACGTTGGAGAAGGTATTGGCAGAGCTAACTCTACTATACAAGTAGTGGATGTGACTGATTTAACCAACATAGAACAAGTAGCTACATACGCTAATAACAAACTAGACCCTTTTAATTTTACTGCTAGATTAGTAGAAATTGCCGCAGAATGGAATAACCCTCCATTATTAGTTGAACGCAATAATTGCGGTGCACAAGTAGTAGATGCTTTAACTCATACCCATCAATATCTCAATATAGTAAAGTATACACCAAGTATGGGTTCGTTTACTGAAAAGGTAGAAAAGGATAATCGATTAGGTGTATACTCTCATACTAACAGTAAGTTTAACTCCATGGCTAACTTTAGATACTGGATGAACGTATTAAGATGTGTTAAAATATACGATAAACAAACTATAGAAGAGTTTAAAACATATATACGTCAAGATAATGGAGTATGGAAAAAGCAATCAGACAAGTACTTGGACGATAGAGTAGAAGCTTTAATATGGGCTATGTTTATATTAGAGCCTAAAGTTGTTGAACAATTTTACGAAGTAACACAACAAGATGCTAATGGTAGACCGTTTAAAATGATACCTAATAACTGGGATCCTTTTATTGTAAGTGTGCCTAAGCCTTCAGAAACATATAGAAGAAACAAAGACAGAGAAGAACCAGGTATCACTGCACATAACCCTGTACTCATGTCTAATCAATTAAGACAGAATCCTAATATTAATTCCGATATGGAAGACCTACTTCAAGACGGGTGGAGATTACCACATGGTAGCCCAGCAGCTGGTATGCTTGATAGAGGATTCTCTCAAGATAGACCTTATTAAACAGCCATAAAAAAAGCCCTTATTGCTAAGGGCTTTTGAAGTGTCTATGCCTAAAAACTTATTTAGTAAAGGCGTTAGCTTCACCTTTATCAGGTGTAAGATTACCTACTGTATGAAGTTTGTGACCGTCTTTAAGATGTGCTGATTCTTTTTCTTTCTTAGGAGCTGGCTCATTCTTAAAGCTTGCACCTTGTTCAGTTGCAGCACCTTTAACTTTGGTTACGCCTGAACCACCAACTTTATGAATCTTGTGACCATCTTTTAGCTCTTCGGACTTAGCACCTTCGAGTGGGTGACCAAGATCTTCAGCTTCAACAGCTTCATCCATTGATTCTTCTTCCTCTTCGGAAGAGTCTTCCATTGCTGTTTCTTCTTCACCGCCAGTAATGAATTTATCTTCATCACCTAAATCGCCGTGAGCTTTGTCAAATTCTGTATCCTTCTTAAGGAACTTTAGAAGCTTTTCTACCATCTCGATTGCTTCTTCATGAGTGCAGCAAGCTTCTTCTTCATGACCTGCTTCATCGCCGCCCATTTCAGGAGCATCTGCTGCTGGCTCTACTGGAGTGATAGCTTCTTCTTCGCTAACGTTTTGGAATGCACCGCTGTTAATAGCGTCTTCGTATAATTTTTGGAATTTTGATTTAGGCATAGTAAATTGTTGTTTCTTATATTTAGGAGTTCTCGAAGCAGAATCTACATTCTCTTCCATTTTTTCTGGAGCTTCTTCATTTTTCTTAGCTGCTTTTGCATCGCTTTCTTCTTGCTTTGTTTCTTTAGCAGCATGTTGTTTTTCTTTAGCTTCACCTTTCTTGAAGTTACCAGCAGCTTCAGGGCCAGTGTCTTTTGCTAATTCTTCTTTATCTTTGCCGAAGCCTTGGCCTACCTTAGGAGCTTTACCAGCTGGGACATATTGTGTCGCATCTGTTAAAAGAATATCAGGCTGCTTGTTACCATTTACAATTGCTGGCATTTTAGCAGCATTTTCTTGGACCATACTATATAGAGAGTCTAGGTCGGATAAGTTCTTTATTTTGCTCATTATAATATTATTTAGTATATTACTGATTAATTCTATAACTTTTGTAAATATTTTTATGTCAATTGCGCAATATTGTGTTGATACCGGTCCTTACGTACCACCCGGTGTTTATAATCCGATAGGTACAAATATACCCGGAGCAGCGGAATGTGCTATAGGAAACTTGCGCTATTTAGATATAACACAAAATGCGTACGAAATCCAATTATTTGATAATTGGTGGAATGAACAGATTAGCCAGTACGGAATGCTTGTATATTATTATGTTAATGCATATACACTATCTGGACATGACTTCTTCTATGGTGAACAACCATTAGCCGGATTCTTACCACCTATACCAATGGTAATATGTTTGACTCTTAATAATGATAGTATTATATTGAGTAAGTTTGGTATACAGGGTGAAGCTGACATTACAGCTGTTATATCTATACAGACGTTTACAAAATCTTTATCTACTTCATCATTAAGTGCTGTAACAAGTCAATATACATGGGAACCTAAAGCAGGTGACGTTATAGAACTTGTTGAATATGGTGCAACTCGACCAAGTGGTAGATCTGGTCAGATATATGAAATAACTGAGCGTGTTGATCAAAAGGGTGGCGATAAGAATCAATTGATGGGTCATTATATATGGACGATCAAGGGTAAGCGTTACGACTATACATTTGAACCTAATGCACCTAGAGAAAACTATAGTGATCAAGTATATGACAATAAAGCTGATGGTTTAGTACCTCTCAATACAGGGGAACCCGGTCAAACAGAGTTTGCTCGTGTTATCGATATTAAAGCTTACTCTCAAAACGTCGATAACTTTACTAGAAATAACGTATATAACTATCAAACAAATACAAATGCACCGCTATCTGGATATGCTAGCTATAGTGGTGTTAACCCAACAGTCGGTAAACCAGATACTGGTGTATATGGATCTTATGATAGTAATGTAACACTAGTAGACTTGTTAGGTGGTAACTTATCTGCTCCTGCTGCTAGTGCTGCTGGTGTTGAAGGAAGACCTAACACTTATATCGGTTATCCAGGCCTGAACAATTAAATATAATATATGCCGGTCCCGCAATACCCAACAATTGTATATGTTAATGAGCTTTCTGCACTCCCTAATGAAGGAGTTTCCGGCGCATCTTCTGCATATTCAAATACTACAAATGGTACGCCATCAATTGTGTTCCCACACGAACTACCGATAGTACCAAATTTACAGAATAATGATTTAACATTTTTAGATCAACCAAATTCAGATGGTTCGTACTCAACCTATGCAGTAGCGATATCCTCGTTAATGCAGGGACAACAAGGCGCGCAAGGCGATACTGGACCACAAGGCGCTCAAGGTGCACAAGGAGGTCAAGGTATATCTGGTTTTTCTGGTAATAGTACTTCTGGTTACTCCGGTTTAAATGGTCAATCAGGCTTTAGTGGTTTAAATGGTCAATCAGGCTTTAGTGGTATATCTGGTTTTAGTGGTTCTGGTGTTTCTGGTTTTAGTGGTATATCAGGTGCAAGTGGTGCTAGCGGTACCTCGGGTGCTTCTGGTGAATCTGGTTACTCAGGTTCTTCTCCTATAGGCGTAGTTTATTATCCATCTGATGTACCTTCAGACATACCTGGTGTTACAGATGCTGCCCAAGAATTTCCCGAAGTAGGTGCTGAAGTTGAATTCGATACTGGGTTCTTTAATCAGCCTTTAAACCCTGTAAGAATATTCAGTACAGCTACACTTTCTGGAGATCCTGGTAAAACATTAATTGATATTGGTAGTTGGTACTTTGATTCTTATTATCAATACTACGGAGTACATGCTAGTGATCCTGGTATACAGTCTCATATTACATATGTTGTAAGCAAAGTCGCTACAGACAGTACTACAACACAACTCTTCTCTGTTACCAGCGATCCGTTAGTACATACGTACGGTAATACTAACTTTATTAGAACTCAGTATTATATTACTGAAGCTATTTTATTACAACCTTCAGATCGTATTAGAATTGATATATACGGCCAAACAAACGATACTTCTGATCTTAATGGTGGTGATGGTACAGGTGGTGTTAATATTGCTTACTATTTCTTAGGTACTACGCATTATAGTAGAATTATAACTAACATTAGTTTTGGTTCTCAAGGACAATCAGGTTTCTCTGGCTTTAGTGGTTTAGGTTTATCTGGTTATTCCGGGTTTAGTGGAGACAGTACATCAGGCTTTAGTGGTATATCTGGTTATAGCGGTCCTGTCGGCTTTAGTGGTATATCAGGTTATAGTGGTTTCAGTGGTATATCTGGTTTCTCGGGTATCTCTGGTTGGTCTGGCGCTGTAGGCTATAGCGGTTTTTCAGGCTTTAGTGGTTACAGCGGCTACGTAGGTTTTAGCGGTATATCTGGTTATTCCGGTTACAGCGGTTTATCAGGCTTTAGCG